ACAACAGCTTGGGCGTCTGACCGTCGATGGTGCAGTTCGGATTGCGGGTCACATGCGACACGCTAAGGTAGGTGTATTTGCCCGTTCGGAACGCGGTGCCGGTCGCGGTGGCGCAGCGCACCATATGAACCATCGGGTGATTGTCGCCGATGGTCGGCGGATCGAGCGGAAGGTTTGCGGACGCGAGCGCAGGCACTAGCGCCGCTGCGAGCAGCGCACTTTTCACGGTCATGGTAGGAGTCCCCCCGGACTAGGCGGCTTTTTCTTGCGCCTTCTTGATCGCGCTCATTTTTGCGGCCTGCACGAGCAGGAACCAGCCGAGCGCCAGCGCGGGGGCGTAGGGCTGTATGGGAGCGGGAAGCAGGGCCCTGGCCTCGGCGAAGGCGGACGGGTTGGCGAGGGCATAGGCAAGCAGGAGCGAGCCGATCGCGTTGAGCCAGCCGTGCAGCGACTTGATCGCGCGGCGGAAGCGGCTTGGTTGCGTGTCGGTCATGCCCGCTCGCCAAGGTATAGGCGGCGCTCGGCCTCGCGCCGACGCATCAGGCCGGGCAGGACGCGCCCTCCCGCCTTGTTCCACATCAGGAAGGCGTTTGCCGCTCCGACCGGGTTGCCCGCCTTGTGACGCCGCAAGACGGTCGAGGTCGCAAGCGCGCCAAGCCCGATGTTGAACGCCAGGCTGACCAGGGCGCTGAACTGATTGTCATTAGTCGCCGCATTGCCGACCAGCGCTTCGACGCCGACCTCGAAGCGGCGCAAGTCGTTGTCCAGCAGCTCCTCGGCCCGCTCCTGGGTTATCGTCATGGGAATGCGGACATCGGGGCCTGTATGGCCATAACCAACGGTCGCAACGCCCCCGCTGCACCTGTAGCTGTCCAGCTTGCAGCCCTCGAACGACTTGATGAGTTCGCGGCCAGCGCGATTGATGCGACGCATGATGGCCCCCGCAAAATGTTGGAACAAACCGTGATTCCGATGGTTGAACCATCGCCGGTTATGAGACGGCGGGCGCGCGGCAATTGAGAGAGCCCCGCGCGTAGGACACACGCAAGGGGCCATCTGAAACAGGGCATCCCCCCGCCCCGCTCGGATCAGGTGGCCCCCTTTAAGCGACCTTCTCCCGGCGACCCTGCTGCCACGCGCCGCAGTCTCCGCACTTGAGCGATTGCACCTTGTAGTGCCGCGTCCGCTTCCATCCCTGGCTCGTCACTGCCCCGCCGCACTTGGCGCAGGTGTTCCCGGAGCGATCCCGAAGGTGCGGGTAATTGTCGAGGTAGGGCAGGAACCGGAGATAGAGCTGCTCGGTCAGCCGCACGTCCCCGGCGCAGTAGCGGACCATCTTGGCCTGCGCCTTGGGACAACCGTTATACACGTCCCGCCACATTTCGAAGCCGGGATGCTTGACCTTCGACCCGATGCCAAAGGCCTGCGACAGGTAATCCAGCTTCGATGACGGGAAGCCCATCTTGCGGGCGGTCTTGAAGATGTCGATGTTGGTCGGCGGTTTCGGAAGGTGAATGCCCTCCAGAGCGAACTGGCCCTGGAGCTTGCGCATGTCGAACGCTTCGTGATTGAAGCCGACAACCGCGTCTGCTTCGTCCAGCGCGTCTCGGGTGGCCCGAATCATCTCCGAATAGCCGTGCTCCCATTCGGACAGCACGGTGACCTTGCGCTGGCCCAACCACTTGAGGCCGACGCAGTGGATCAGCCGGGCGGAGGCGGGGATGTCCTTGATCTGTGTGTGAGCGATGAACTGGTCTCGAATGCCGAATGCCAGCATGTCGAGCAGCTTGGTTTCGATGTCCAGTATGAGGACGCGCGGTTCATCATGCGGCATGCACCCCCCGGTGGCCGTTGCGGAACTATTCGATAGGCGCCTCCCGCTTTTTGATGCGGTATGGTCGCCGATTGCTGTTCTGTTGAGAACGGGTTGCCCAGCGGCAGTTGTCCGGCGCGTAATCGCCGTCGTTGTTGATGCGGTCTATCGTAAGGTCGTCACGATAGCCGTTCGATTCAGCCCAAAGGGCGAACGCCTCGAATGAGGCCGACCACTCGTCGCAAACGCGAATGCCGCGCGCCCCGTAAAGGCGGTGCGTCTTGTCAGCCAAGGTGCAGCACCGATTTTTCATGCCGGCCCACACACGGTAGAGCCGGGTGCCTGTCGCGCCGTGTTTTGTGCAAGCTGCCGCGTTTCGCTGCTTACGCCAGCAGCCGCAACTTTGCGTCCCTCCGTTGCGAAGACTCTGCGTCATAAAGACGCCCTCGCGTCCACAATCGCAAAGACAGCGCCAGCGCGTTCTCCGCCCATCACTAGCTGGCGCCGCGCCCGTAACCACTAGGCGGCCAAAGCGATGGCCGAACAAGTCAACTTTTCGCCTATCCCAAGTCACGCGTTGGCGTAGCACAAGTCGCTAGACTGCGGTAGCGAATTGTGCTAATCAGCGCGGATGTCTGAGATTATTTCTGACCGAGAGCTGGCGCGGCGCGTTGGAAACGGTGAAAGGCCGCGTGTCCGAAAGATCGGGGCCGATCGCTGGGTTGTGCTTTTCGACCGGCGGCCTACTTCAGCTTCTCCACCAGCGCCCTGATATCGTCCGGGATTCGCTCGGTAAGCGTCCTGTTCCAAAGCTGGCGCAGGGAAATGCGGCCCCTCGCAGCCGCGCGTATTTCCGCCGCCCTGCGCCCTACCTCGCGGGACTTTTCCCGAAGCTCGTCCGGTGTCACAGGCCGAACAGCTTCACAGCGGCGACCACCGCCCCCGGAACGAACCCGATCAATGCCCACAATACCCTCCCGCTAAGTGCGACGCCCTTGCGCTCGCCGTCGCGCCCGATCTCTCGCTTTTCGAGGCCCATGATTCTCTCGCCGTGGCCGGTCAGGCGCGCGTCGATTGTGGCGATCTGCGCCGATACCGAAGCGTGGCGCTCGGCGTTGACGCGGTTGGCCGTCTCCAGACGCTCGTTGGTCACGTCCTGCTTGCCTTCGATCCTGGCAAGCTGGACCCGCATGTCGTCTTCCCCGCTCATCGGGATTGCCCCTTACGCATTGCTTCCCCCGCTACTCGACACTGAACTCCAGACAGTGAAACCGCACCTTGCCGACCGCACGGGCGCCGTGACCCCATCCGGTGTGATTGGCGAAGGTGAACCCGATGCGTCCGGCGTCATCCTTGCATGCGTTGAAGCCCGCCGGCGCATCTTTGCTGTTTAGCGTAAACACGCTCGTCCAGCCGGCGCCCGCGTCGAGCGGAACGTCGATCGTGAACTCGTCCGGCACGTTGAGCAGATAGTGTGGCGCGAAAGTCGCCCACCAGCGCGTCCCGTCGTTCATCCAATCGTTGAGCCGGTGCGCGAAATAGAGCGTCACCGCCGATGGTCCATCGCCGCCGGCGCCGAATATCTGCCCGTCGCCCTCGACCCGGAACCGGGCGCGGATGCGGCTCTTGCCGGTCAGCGGACCTTCGTTGCGGGTGACATAGTGCGGCTCGCCGAAGTCGAAATACCAACCCTCACCGGAAGCGGTTGGGTGGAGCGGCAGGCCGACCGAATGATTCTTGCCGCCGATCACCGGGCCGATTTCCCAATCCTCGGCCCCCATCGAACCGGGCGCGAATGGCGGCGGCGGAACCCTGGCCTTGCGGCTGCGCCAGATCAGCATCAGCGCGGCAAGGATCAGCACGGCGAAGACCGCGAGGACGGCGTAATCCATTTGCGTCAGCTCCCCGCTTTCGTGTAGGACAATGCCTGTGGGCCGGGGTATTCAGAGCCAGTGAAGGTTTGGCAGTTCGTGCTGATCTGGGCGGCGCTATTTGCCGCCTGTTACCGGCTTCCGGGCAAGCTCAAATACGTTGCCCTAGCGACGTGCGTCATCCTCTGGCCGCTGGTTTGGTGAGGCGGCGATCTGCCCGCTGCGCCCGATATTGTCGTTTGCCGCGCGGATCAGTTGTTGTTCCAGTTGCTCGACTACCGACCGGACGTTAGGGTCTTTCGCTCCCAACGCCCGTAGCCGCCCTATGTGGTTGTTGATCGCGCGCGGGTTGGCGGTTGCCGGGGCCTGGGCAAGCAGGCGGG